CGTAATCTCAGCCCGCTCCACAGCATCAAATATGTAATCAGTAGGATCTTCGCCAAAAATTGAGCTAGTAAAATTGACGCGCACGTCATAAGTGTCAGGCGCGTGAAATGCTTGCGTGTAATAACCAGTCAGCGGAATGTCCGCCAAAAAATACCAGCCTTCAGAATCAGGCGCTTTTACTCCTGGAATCTCTCCAGAACTTAGGCTGCGAGGATTTACCCAGCACCTGTAACCGCTAACCCTTTCCGGGATTGGGCAAGTGCCAGGGTTGACAATTAGAAGCTGTGTGCCATCAGGTTGATTTGCGTGCGTGAGCGTTGCTCCGAAAGCAGCATCACTTAAATCAGGTATTGCAGGAAATGCGTCTACGTTGTAATTGACGAAATTAGACTGGCTCCCAAGACGATTTACTGCAGCAACCCGGACTTGATAGCTATTGCCAAAAACATGAGACTGCAAAGGTATTTCGACTGTTGTCGCTTGGACCTGCACTTCGTTAGACCACTCAGTATCTCCTACTTTGCGCCACTGATAACGGTAACCTCTGACCAGCAAGTCAATTGAATTATTAAATTGTGGGGCACGCCAAGAAGCTTTAATAGACGTTTGACCATTTGAATACTCAAGGTCTGCATCAAGATTGGTAGGAGCCGTAACCGGGCGTATTGTAAAACGATCTTTGGGTATCGCTACAGGTAGATCATTATCAACAAAGCCGTACTTGCTTGCGTTGTACTGGATTGCCTCTACTTGATAAATAAGTGGCTCTGTCTCAGCGATAGAAATAATTCTGTAAGTGGCTGCTTGCATAGCGCTCCACTCCAACACCCACAGCGCTCCAACCTGTGAGGTAACAGAACTGTCAACCTCAAACCGAGTCGTGGTGCCGTCACTACTGATATAGCGAGCAATAAGATTGTCAGAAGCCTGCGTCAGTAAATCGTCTGTTGTGCTTTGTTTTTCAATGTTGCCTTCTGTGATTTGAAACCCACTAGTGGCAGAATCAACAACATTCAAAACCTGCAGTTTTGGTTTAACACTGGTTGTGCCGTCGCTATGCGTAATTGTTTCTCCATCAGGGATAACAAGCGTCAACGTGTAAGCCGTTCCAGCGCTCAGCGTCAACACCGCATCTACGGTGACAAAGTTGCCATCAATTTCTCTAATGCGTCCGCCTAATCGTTGCCCCTGCTTGAGTGGATCGGCAATTTGGATAACTTCGCCAACGCCAGCAGCTAGCCCTTCCGCGCCAATGCGGAAGCTAACCTTTTCGGTTTCGTATCTGTCGCTGAACAGCGTGTGCTTGGCCGCTCGCAGCGCTTGGCCGCGTGATGTAACACCAATTAAACGAAGATCGACAGGGTTATAGCCAAGCTTTTCCAGCAGCTCATCATCCTGTTGATATTCGGTGACTGAGCTGTAGACCTGATTTGGGTCGTCCCAGTTGGCAAGCACAACAGTTTTGCGTGCTGCACGCGCAGAGCCTGTGTAGTTAAAGCAAGGCGAACCAATTTCACCATTTTCAGCAACGTCTTGAATGACGTTTGCCTCACTGAATTGCTGAACTGGGTCAGAAGCGCGATCTTGAGTTAGATATAACTCGCCCTCGCTGTAATAAATCAACCCACGAAAGCAAGATGCCAAAGCATTTAGTACGTTATAAACACTGCCAGGATTCTGCAGATACACATTGCAAGTGAACCTTGGCTCTGTGCCGCCAGATCCGTTAGGGACAAGCTGATCGCAATACTGACTAATCGTGTAAAGATACCAAGGGTCAATCGCGATTGAATTTATATAACGCTTTACGCCAAATCTTTCATTTAAAACAATGTCTCTAAATATCCAGGCAGGGTTATCAGTCCATGCCATCTGGAATGTTCCATCCCAGACCCCGGTGTAAACTCTTGTCGCTGCATTATAATTCGTTGGGACTTGCACCCTTTTGCCGCGCAGCTTTACCGAAACATCTGGGATCGTATTAAACTGCCTAGCATCTACTTTTAAGCCAACCAAGGCTGTATTTGGGTAGGCAAATTTTTCATCTACGATTTCGACATAACTTTGCCAAACGATCCCGTTTTGGATAAATGATGAGGTGCTGTCAGCCGTAATTCTTGTGAGCCTTAGTACCCATGGCCCTGTCCCAGGCAAATCAAACTCATAAGCGCGTTGAAACTCAGAGTTGGATTTACCAGTTACTGTTGCTGTCTTGACAGTAGTAAACGCTCCGCCGTTTGAATTGACCTCAATTTTATATTCAACGGTGGTTCCGCTTATGTCGCCATTCTCTGGGTTTTGACTTTGCAGCACCGAGTGAGTAACGATTATCCTTGCCCTTTCTGTATCGGTATCAGTAATAGACCTCGTAATTGGTCCAACAGCAGTCGTTACCGCAACATTGACACCGACGGTATTCTCAACTTGACTAAACCCGCTCATTGGAGTTTGAGTTACGTCATCTCCATCCCTGGAGTCGAGCGTAAAACCTTCAAAATTTGCCGTGTTGTCTGGGTTGCGGATTGGGACGCCGTCAAGATAAACATCTTTTTCAATGCCATTGGGAAAACCTTCTACTTCCCCCTCAGACAACGCATAGACAGTTTTGGCAAATGCAACCGAAAAAAGATTATTAGCTTCTTCTACAGGTTGCCTACTCTCTGGCTGGACAACATTGGTTTGAACAACCTTTTGCGGCCTGGACCTACCACCACCTGCTCCGCTGACTTCAGGCGCTGAATCAAAAACAAGATCGTCCATCACAAGTAGTTCTGCAGCTCAAGGCCGAACGAAAGGACTGGCAGCGATCCAATAATACGTTCGCCGTAAAGCACAGGCACCACTTCGCCTTGCGCCGTATTGGCATTTGACTTGTCGAAAGTGAATGAATTCAGTTGCTCAACTTGATTTCTGCCTGACGAAACACCACCTGTTTTTACATTTGGCATCTTGGGCGTTGGCGTCAGAAGCTCTGCTACGCCGCCAAAAACCATTGAAAGGCCGATTGTTGCGGCTACTGAAACAACTTGCCCCCCGATGGAAAAACCAAGAGCAGCGGCTAAAGGTGCCCCTGGTAGAAGCAAAACCGCAACCGCCACTAACGCAACACCAGCCACAATCTTGCCAGTTGCGCCACGACCTACAGGCACTGGCGCAAGCACTAGCCGTTGGCTAATCGGCCACAACAGTTGCTCCTCGTCAATGCCTTCTGGCGAGTGGTCAGTGATCACCTTCCAAGCAACACCCTTGTCGCCCGACTCCAGCAGATATTCCCGCAAGCCTGGCAACTGCAGCATCAGCGCTCGCAAACCCTCAGCGGGTGTTTTGATGGCCAGCTGAAACTTGCGGCCAAATCGGCGTCCAGCCTCACCAATCAGTCGGATCGTGACCATCAGCTAACCCGACGAACAACCATGGCCGTATTATCGCGGAAATAACCGCTGTAGGACATCACCTCAGACTTCCGCCCCACCAGATGCTGGTAAATCTGGTTCGCTGCTGCGTCCTCCAACACTGCAACGTGATTGCAAACGTGGTCGTTCTTAATCTTCATCAAGAACACGTCGCCCCGTTGCAACGCCACTGTCGGAGGCACGCGCACAAAGCCCTCTGCCGCAAAATTGTCCTCAAAATGCGTGAACCCACGCTGCTTCCACTCTCCTTCGTACAGGCGCTCGTAGTCGCCCATGTCAACGCCCATTTCTTGCTTGTACCAGTCACGCACAGCTGAATAGCAGTCATACCCGCCATACATCCATGGACGCCCCAGCAACCCTGCTGACTGGCTGGGGTCAAAGTAAAAATGCTCCGTGCCCGCGCAGTTGAAAATTGCGTAAGGCAAATTCAACGCCTTTGATGCGTTGATGTCCGCAAAGCTCACATCGGCATAGTCAATGTGACTGTGCCAAGACGCAGCAGCATCATCCAAATACAAAGCCGCTTCTTCCGCGCTGATCTTAAAAGTATTCTCTTCGGTAGAGGTGTTGGTGCATTCGACGACTGTGCCGTCTTTCATGACAAACCCGCACGCTTCAACCGGATGAGCCGCTTCTGCAAATGCTCGAACAGCAGCCTGCTGCTCTGACGTACTGGGGTTAGAAAAGTTTGAAAGCATAGTTAGCCGACAGAATCGATCAGCCCAGGAAAGCCGCCAAATGGCAATCTAGAGGTGCTGCCAAAACGCAACCGACAACTGCTTAAACGCTTACCGCAAACGTCATTTCCAGCCGTGGTGGCTTGATCATTGACATCAAAAAAGCTGCTGCCTGAGTAATGGCATCCGATATTGTCCTTGTAAATCCACTGGCATTGCTCACGCAACAACCTTCGACCTGGCAATGATCGACCCTCAAGATCAAAGGGTATGGCGAGCTGAAACGATATTGCCAGCTTGTTCTCGCTGCTCTTTTGTTCAACGATCCACTCATCTGGACCCCAAAACGCATTTGGATCCGCTCCAGGAGCACCGTCTAAATATGTGGTCAGGGTTCTAATCCGCTGAACCGTTGAGCCAACCAAGTCATCGTAAGTGTTTGTCAATGCTGTGATGCCTAAGCCGACGTTCGCGAAAGTCAAGCTGGGTCGTGCAAGCTGTCCTTTAGTGTTTAACTCAAAGCCAGACGCTTCAAGAGGCAAAGCCGTGTAAGTATGGGTCTTGTAGACAACATCTGCGCCATTGACTTGTGACCAGTTAGCAAAGCGATAAATGCTTTGGTCGCTTGAGCCAGAAGGCAAAATTGTTGAAATGTCCAGCGTAAATAGATCAATAATTTGCGGCAGCTGAGTCTTAAAAGTTTCAGCATTTGGCGGGGTTTGCGTCATACATACACCTGCGTCAAGCTAAATTTTAGTCGAGAATAAATTGGGGTAACCAGCTCAAACGTCCAGCCAGAATCTAAAGCGTAATTTTTGGGTGACTGCGTAAGCGTAATTGCTACGACCGTGCCATTGGCTATATCGACAGAAGTTAGAAGCCCGGTGACTAAATTTGCCCTGTAGTTTGCAGGTCTAGTAAAACCTGTGAGCGTCAAACTGCTTATATTTGTATATCCTAAGTGCAGCTTTCCGCTCTCAAATGGCCTTGAAAAAGTTTTAGTATTTAAAGGCGGCGTCCATGGAATAGCAGCACCCCTTAGGGAAAGCAAGTAACTC